AATTTAGCGGGGTTTTTTTGCAGATATACCGGTACTAAGCAGACCGGCGTTATTTCCTTGCCTTAATTATTGCACCCAATACAATGGCTATAGATAACGTTGCAATAGACATTTTAATAAACTTTTCCGTTTTATCGTCAATTTTAACCTCAGTTTTAATTGTAGTTGCGTTTAACGCATCCGTTATAGGTTTTAAAAGTTGTGCAAAAGGATTTTCAGCCATTATTTCTTAATTGTTAAATACGTTACACCTGCCAAAATTAATATAATTGGCAAAAAAAAACTATTTTTTTTTTCTAATTGTATTGTAAAATTTTTATCATTAAACAATTTAATCATTTTACCTGCTGATAAATCAGTTCCATCTGCAGAAATAGCACGTAAATTTAATTGGTTTTGTAAAATTTCACTACTATTTAAATTGTTAGCTACATCAGTATTTAATTTTTTAGACCATTTTTTAAAAAAAGCCGGACCATTCCATACAGCATAGATAAAATGAAATAATAATTTAGCATCATTAAAAACTATTTGTTTTGCTTTATCCGACCATTTGTAATCATTTACATAAATTTGAAATTGTGGATATAAAATTTTAGATGCTAATACTTTTAAATTTTCGCCACCTGCACCGCCTTTCTCATTCCATTTCCAATTATTTTTTGCATTTACATTATCTAAATAAGTCCAAAAATTTTTACTATCATTATTTTTATATGTGTATGTAGGTATGTAATTTATATTAGTCCAAACATCACTTGACTTACGTGGGGATGAATAGTACAATGAATGTCCTGCGTGGCGGTCTAATCCAAACATTGTTTCGCCTGAATTACGCATAAAATTGAATGATTTTGTATTATTAGGGTTTAATCTGCCATCCCTATACATTTGTGGATGATAATATCCGCCCTCAAAATTATCAATAACTAATTTTGTAGCACTTGTAAATAAATTTTCGTTTAATTTTTCCATTAAGGTAATCCCAATGCTTGTAATTTTGCTAATGCTAATGATTTGCCTTCTGCTAAAAAATCAACCCAATACTCATCTTTTATCCATTGTGTTAATGTTTCGCCATCACCATAATTTTGATTGTAATGATTATACACAGCCACAGCCATATCATTTGTAGGTAGTTGAGCAAATTTCAAAAATACATCATTTTTTGTACCGCTAAATGTAAATAATCCATCCATTACATTAAATAGTTCTGCTGATAATGGTGCCGGATTCCAAAATGTTGGATTTCCTTGTTCATTGTAACTAACTACCGGCATCCCACCGCCACCGGTTGGTAATGGAAATACAGGTGGCAACATTGCTAATTTTTTCTTAAATTTTTTATAGAGAAAAAACCCCAATACACCTACTCCTACTACTATACCTATCAATGTTTTCATGGTATACCTCCTTTTATTCCTCGCTCTATCATTAATTGTAAATTACTACACCATTTCATACCTTCAAGTAACGGGACAGGCCAGGTATTCGTATCCCGAAACGATTCCAACTGGATGGCCTGCCCCTCCACAAATGTTAGGTCAGTGTTTACTCGATAAGATACCTCCTTTCGGTCTGAATTTGTGTGCCACATAGTAACAGCCCTGCTAAACTCCGCATCTGCGGTAGGAATAGCCAATTTCATATCTATCTCTTCTCCAAACTCACCTGGTACTCATTTAATGCCCTATCGCAGAGCCACTTATTAAGTTGCGCTCTTTTTTCAAGCCTCTCTGCCCGCCAGTCAACATCCCAGGTAATACCAAACAAAAACAGTAATATTATCGCAGAAAACAGTAAAACAGTTAAGATGGACTTAAACATCATGTTCCTCCTCATATTTTTCTATCAGCTCGTTGCATAGTTTGAATGCTTCCAAAAGCATATCATAAAGTTTTTTATACTTATAATATCCTAATTCAAAATTTGTCTCTCTATCATAATACGTATTTTCACATTCATCAGAAAAAACAAATCTATTGTGATAAAGGTTTGTTATAAATTCTCTACCATCATCCAATACAAATACTAAATCCTTAGAAAATGTTTTTTCTATATTTAAACCTCTAACAATTAACTCACATTTTTTAAAACCCTTCTCCCTGTCTATTTTGATATTTAATTCAAATTCACCACTATAAATCTTATTTGTTTTTTCAACATATACTTTATCAAAATCACATATTAAATTATATTCATATATTTTTATATTACCTTTATATCCTTCTAAACACGACCAATCTTTTTTATCATGTATAGACTTCTCAACCTTTCTATTTGCTTCTTTTAAAAGTTCTTCTTTAACTTTTCTTTCAATTATTCTATCTAACCATCCCATAAGTTATTTATATTTTTTATATATATTAAGTTCTAAAACCCATTTATTTCCATTTCTAAAAATCCTCTTTGGGAGGATTTTATAATCCTAATTCTTTTAATTTTTCATCTCTTGATATACTTAAATAATAATCCCATATAATATTATAAATTATATTATATATATTTCCTTTAACTTTTATAGTATTATTATATTTACATGTTATCTCCGACTCATTTCCGATATGGTCAATCATTCTAACACATCCAAAAGTTTTAACAATCCTTTGGTTATCACCATACGCAATAAATAAGTCATACATATAATCATTCAAATCATTTATTTTAACAGATATTATTCTATCACAATCAATTTCCTCAACAAATTCATATTTATAATCTCTCATAATCCTAAATCTTTTAATTTTTCTTCCCTAACCACTTCAATATACTTAGATCCAAGACTAGGAATCCAGTCAAGTATATCTAATTCTCTAATATCATTAACATCATTCCATATTTCACAATATTCACATCCCATCACTGAATATATTTCTAGAATTTCATTCTTTACTTTATCAACTATAAATCTCTTATATTCATTTCCATATTCATAATCATTTAGATTATTGACTCTAAAAAAATATTCATGAATCTCAAATTCAAATTTATAAGATTTTTCATAACAGGTATTAATTCCTTGGGTTTCCTTATATGTATCATACATCATAATCCTAAATCTTTTAATTTTTCTTCCCTTACTACTTCAATATATTTAGATCTAAATAATGGGTAGATTCTATGATGAGTTGGGATTGTTATTGTGTTGATGAATAAACCATCATAAAAGTATTCACAGACATAATCAGTAAGTGTGTTAACTTTGAAGACATAAGCTCTTGTGAGAGTAGAACCATCTATCATTGATATAACGTCAGATGGTTCTTCTATTGTGAAGTTGTAGGTTTTCATATTATTTTAATGTTATTTCTGTTTTTACTTTAATATCATCCTTAGTAAAGAATTTATTAATCTCTATTAATAATTCTGATAAATCAACCTCTTCATTAAAATAGATAGCATCAAATAAAGTAAAAAAGTATTTTGATCTATTTGGTTTTAAATTATTAAACAACTCAGCTTCTCTATTCTGTAAAACACAAGCAAGTGATATATCACTATCGAATATACATTCTATTGATTTCCATGTTTTAGGATATAATAATTTAAATTTCTTATTATATATTGACCTTTCATTAAATCCGAAAAATATATTCTTGTAAAAGTTCTCTTTAACTATATCTCTAACATTATCCTTATTTCTTATTTTAGACTCATTGGGAAGGTCATAAAAGTTATTGTATAGTATTCCATCTTCACAATCTTTTTGATAGTTTAAATCATACTCTAAATCATTTGACTTTAAATATGATATTAAGAATATTGGTTGAGAATTCTTTAAGTCAATATTATTCATTTTAATTGTTAAATGTTTTCTTGATATCTTTGATAAGTTAGAAAGTGAGTGATATATTCTATCTACTCTAAATCCTTTTTTAATATATCTAAAACCATTCAAAGAAAATAATTTAGATATTCTCTTACGTAAAGCATTTACATCACATCCACCATTGATATAGAATTCTACCTCATCCTTTAAAGCTGACTTATAATCCACATCTATTTTACTTGTTAATGTATAAATCATTCTTTTATCACAAATTCCATTATCTTCAATTTTAATTTCAGTTTTTCCGTTCTTAAGGAAATATATTATACAAAGGTTATCATCATTTTTATATTCATTAAATAATCTATATCTTGAACTATATTCACCTTTCTTATAAAAGGTTCCATTCTCATAAGGAACTCTTGATATAATATTTAATTCTTTAAGGATATCCATATATTTCTTAACATGATTTTTTGGAAAGAAATTACTTAACTTCAATGAACTAATTGATATATAGTCATCTTGTATCTTTTGATCTACCCAATTTAAGAAAGATAATATATTTAATATAGATATAGTTTTATTTTTTATTGGATGATTTCTAAACATTTCCAATTTAGTTATAAGTGATATAGGAATAATAAAACATACTTTGTTATCTATCTCTTTAGCTCTATCATTTACATTCTCTAATGGTATAATTTGATAAACATTTTCCATAATTACATTTATTTTTATAAAGTATATATTAAATGTAAAATTCGTATTTTGTGTTTTTTTGTATTTATTTTAAATATTTTTTAATAAAAGGTGAAATGATTATATGAAACCCACTTTGAGGTGGGGTTTCTAATACTGTGGTGGGATGTGGTGGGTGAATAAAATATTTAAAAATTGTATGTCCTTTAATAGGTAAAAAATGAAAAAAATGAAAACTCTACATCCCTTTATTGATAGTATAGGCAGAAGATTTTATGAAAAAAGCAGAATCATACAGATATTATTATTCTGATACTATCTAATTACTATTATATTATTATATTATTATATTATATTCTATACTATTATTAATAAATTTAACACTACGAAATATACCTAGTATAAGAGGATGGGGTCACCAGACCCCTGACTCGGTCTTATATACAATTAAAAAAGGGTTAAAGAACTCAATCCTTAACCCTTTTTCATTGGTGGGGAACCCCACCAATGAGTGACCCTATTTATTTTTTAATAAACTTTCTATACATCTCATAACTCTCTATTCTTGATTGAGCAATCTTAAAGTATTCCTCATCCATTTCCATCCCAACAAATCTAAACTCTAATATCTATATTAAATATTTTCATTTTTGTATTTACTTTGTAAAATCAATTATTTTCAATAATTGTATGTCCTTCAAATACTTAATTAGTTCAACCTTCTTTAATTCACTTTCCTTATACTTATCCAAAAGTAAATTTTTTCTCTTTTTGTATGTCCCCTCCATCTTTTTATGATTTAAGCAACAATACTTAGCATCTTTTCTTTTTCCTTCTATTTGGGTTGAGCAGTGTCTATAATTACATTCCATAATATATTTATATTTTTTATATAGTATATATTATATTTGAAAACCCATTTTTTGATAATTTAAAAAGGGTTAAAGAACTCAATCCTTAACCCTGTGACTATTACTAACTCTGTTAGTCCCTCAGAGAGGGTATTTACTTTCTGTTTTTAGTAATATAGACCTAATCTTTTTAGCTCTGTGATGAGCTCTTATTAAAACATTTAATGGGTTCCCACTATTATACATTTCAATTACAAATCTTGGATATTCATTCATATACATTATATTATTTTTTATTTTAAAGTTTTAAATATAAAATCATAACCCCAAAATTTAAGTAGGGGTATATCCTTATCTTCTACATCATATTTTATTATAACCTTCTTATCATTCGGAAGATTAATAATTGAGTGTTGCCAATCATCTTCTATTCTAGAACTTTTAACAATTCTTCTCTTAGCTAGTTTATTATAGTATCTATCATTATGAGACTTCCTACAACACTCAATACATCTTCTGTACTTATATACATTTCCATCCTGTTTATGGTCGTAGAACTCATCTAATTGCTTTTCTATTTTACATACTTTACAAATCATAATGTATATATTAAAAGTTAAAACCCACTTTGTATAATTAATCCACCACTTTCTAAACATACAAAAAAACGATTTTTAAACTTAATATATATGTATATGAGTAAGATATTCAATACAGATATTCAAATAGGAAAAGCAGCTGAGGGAGAATTAGTTTGTTGGATCCAAAATTATTTCAATTCAAATAATCCAAACAAGAATATATTATCATATCAATACGATAGTGATTTCGAAGCTAACGAAAGAGGTTTAAAAGGTTCTGAGAGAGATAAAGTATTAAAGAAATATGATTTAAAGTTTAGATTATATAAAGAGAAGGTTGACTATTTAAATAAGATTAAAGATATTACATTCGAAATCAAGTGTGATAAGTATAATAATACAGGAAATGTTTGTATAGAGTATACTTATAGAGGAAACCCGTCAGGGATTTTCTCATCTAATAGTGACTTCTTTATTAACTGGATGCCAAGATTCTCAACTAATAACTTATATATTGTTAAGTTAGATAAGTTTAAAGAAATGTTACTTAATAATTTCATGGATAAACTAAGACCTACAGGTGATACTATTAGAGATATTAAAGGTGGATCAAAAATGGCAATGAGTTTTATTATAAGTAAAGAAGACTTTGAAGATAAGTTTAAAGAGTGTGGTGGAAGAATTGAGTATGCTGATGGTAGTTATATTGTAAATAAGTTTAATCTATCTACATTCGGAGAGAAGGATAACTCAGGTAAAGTAATATATACTTGTAGTGAGATGAAGAATTATAATGATGATAATATTATATAAAAATAAAGTAATAGAATGAATTATAGTGAAAGAGCTGAATTATTAAATAGAAAACTATTTTATTCATATAAAGATAGATTTACATGTCGTGTGAGTATTTCTTCAGGAAAATTAGGATGCTCACCTAATCCTAATTTTACATATAAGTTTACTGGTTGTAGTAATAACTCAAGATTGAACTTTAATATGGAATTCAATTCATTTGAAGAGATGGAAGAGTTCATAATGAAGAATCTTTTTAAAGATGAATTGAGGGAAGAAAAATTAAGAGAACTTGGAATATGATTGTTATTAAATATATATTTATACTTGGAATAGTATACTGGATAGTAGAAAAAATAGATTAGTTATGAGTTATTTAGAATTTGTTAATTTAATGTTAAAGGCTGAACTAAGAAGTTATCTTGGACTTGTTGAATGTGAAGTATGTTTAATGAGTTATAATTGTTTAATGATGTCATGTGATAAACATATATGTGAAGATTGTAATAAGTCTATTGAAAGAGACAAAAAAATAAATGAAATATTGAAATGAAAAATGAAGTTAAAATTGATATGAGGGATATACAAAAGTATATTGATGGTTATATTGAGTATCAGAATTTAATTAATTGGATATTTGATAATGATTTTCGTTGTGAATTACACGATTCTAATAATGCTGATAAGTCTTTCATGTATACTTATAATGCTGAATATAAAGATGTGGCTCCTTATATAGTTACTATGTTAAAAGAATGGAAGGACCCTTCACTTCGAAGAGACAAAAAAATAAACGAGATATTAAAATGAAAATACTATGGATAGATACAGAGACAACCGGATTACAAATAACAAGTGCAAGGATATGTCAATTAGGAATGATATGGGATAATGGAAATACATTAGATGAGAAATCAATTCTACTCAATCCTACAATACCAATCCCACAAATATGTACAAACGTACATGGAATATCAGATGATATGGTAAAGGATAAAGAAACCTTTAAAGATATATCAGAGAAGTTAAAATCACTTATTGAAAGAGCAGATGTTATTGGAACTTATAATGGAGCAAGATATGACTGGCCTATTCTAAAATACGAAATGTTAAGAAGTGGATATGATATTGAAGATAAGAACATGATAGATGTTTATAGAGTATGGGTTAAACTCGAAGGTAAAAGAAAGGGTCAAAGACTAATTGATTGTTATTCTAAGTTTTGTGGTGGTGAGTTTAATGCTCATAATGCATCTGATGATATTAGAGCAACCAGAGATAGTTTATATTCAATGATGAAACATTATAACTTTTCTTTGGAAGATGTAGTGAATATCTAAAAAATGGTTTTTAGAACTTAATATATATTATATGAATAAAGAATTTAATTTTGGATTTGACTTTGGATACATTGAATGTGATATGTGTAAAGAAGTCATTGAGAATGGACATAAGATTGAAATAGTATATGAAGGAGTGATTGTATCAACCTATTGTAAAGGTTGTAAAGAAGCTATGAATAGACAAGAAAAAATAAACGAGATTTTAAAATGAAAGAAATTGATAAATGTTATTATATGGGTGATAAGTTGTTATACAATTACATAATAGAAAAATGTGGTGCGTCTGAAGAGGAGACCGAAGTAAGTCTTATAATATGTTATAAGAGTTTTCCAAGTAGATATAATCTTAAATCATCACATATAACAATTGATGATTATAATAATGTTATTTTAGTTATGGTTAATGTTGATGGTATTGAATTTAACACGATTATAAATGATGTTGATAATTGGTTTATAGAACAAATAGACAAGAAAAAATAAACGAGATATTAAAATGAACAGACATTATAGAAAGAACGAAGAAGAGAGGAACTCAAAAATTATATTAGAACAACCAGTAAGTAATGTCATTGAAAGGTCAGAACTTATTTACAATGTATTAAAAACGAATAAAAAGTTAATTGATGCTTTCTTAGTTGGTGATTATACATCAATGGAAAACTGGAGAATACTACTCAATAATTATATTGATGAAGAATTAAAAAATAAATGAAGTTTTAAGATGAACCATATATTAATTGTTTGTGATGTTGAACATGGACATTTTACATCAGACCCCAAAGAGTATTGGGATATTAGAGAGAAGTTAGATAAGAAGTATGGTAAACATAATTATTATACCCATATGAATACAGATGACCAAACGAAGATAGTGGTCATCTATGATGGATATCAAGGTCAATTACAAGAATTTGATGAGGTATATGATATTAGAAGTAAAAAAAGTAAATAAGATGTATAGACATGATGATTATATTATAGATTATGGAAGGTTTATAAAACCCTATTCAACCATTTATTGTGATGTGGAAGAATTCTTTGTTGTTCTAAGAGATATGTTATCAATAGCATTTCAAAGAAAGATATTATCATTACCTAAGGTATTAGAGATTGCATTCGGAATTGGTATAATATTTACAGATATTCAGTTCGATATGGAGTTAGATGATTTTTTATCATTTAAGAGTGATTTAAGTGAGTTTCTTAATTATATACTATCTGAGTTAGTAAAGAATGAAATGTTTGAACAGGCGTCAAATATATCAAAAATAAAAGATAACATATGTTTTTAGAAGGTTTATTAGTTGGATGGTTTTTAGTTTACTTTGAACCATTTAAAAAAGTAATAAAGGAAGGAAATATCTTCTATAAGATATTTTCATGTTTAAAGTGTAGTTCATTCTGGATGACGTTATTAATTTATATATCAATTAATATACTTAATTTCAATCTATTTGTTTTAAAGGACGCATTTATATTCTCAATAATTAATTCAATCATAGGATATGTATATGAAAGAATAGATAATTTAATCCCAGTAAAAGCATGATAAATAATATAATAGAAATGGTATTTAAACCAGGAAGTGGTTATGATAAAACTCTTGATAATCTAATGTTTAAATATAAAGTTAATACAAGAAAGAAAGGAGAGCTTATAAGTATCATTTCTATGAATTGGTTAGAGAGACCCACCAAGATAATTGAAGTCTATAAGAAAGGAGGTAATGAACTTTTAAAGTATTATAATAGATCAATAGTAAATCAGATTACTGGTTATCCACAAAATGGAAAAGGAGGTTCTGAATTTAACCTAACACAAATTAAAGAAAAAAATCAAATCACAGAAAAATATATATCTATAGTAGATGATAGTATAGAAGATGTAATTTCACATGGTGAATATATTTCAGAAAGAATAGAACTATTATTTGAATGTATAGAGAATTCTGGACTTACATTAACTGAGAAGAATATATTCCTGAATTATATAAGACTTGGAATGAACTATGATACATTATCTAAATGTTATGGTAAGTCGAGGTCATATGTATATAAACAAGTTGGAGTTGCTAAAAAGAAAGTATTAGAATATCATGATAATAATAAGTAAAGAAGAGTATGATAATATGTATCGACTTAGATGGAAGCCAAATAGTTCTGGACTTTATTATGATAGTGATATAAATGAATGTGTTGAAATTTTAAGGACGTATTTAAATTCAAAACAAGAATCTCCATGTGGAGGATGTGTTTCATCTAAACAGGATTTGATAAAAAGATATAAGAATTGGTTTGATAAAACATCAGATGAGTTCAAAGTTGAGGAATGACGGGACTTCCGAACTATTCCTAAAATAAAATAAAATTATATGGATAAAGAAAAAAAACATCTACCAGACAAAATGACAAAAATGCAGAGATTAGATTTCATAAAGGATTTAATTGCTCAAGGTTTAATGAGATGGGAGATAGAGGAACTATGTATGAAGGAGTTCAAAATAACTGATAGAACCGCAAGAAAATATCTTAAAATAGTTTATGATATGTTTCAAACATCTATTGAAGATAAGGATGTTAAGAAGATTATACTTGAATATAATCAGAAGGCTATTAAGTATGAGAAGATGGGATTACATAAAATCGCCCAGGGATATCTATTCCAAAGGGATAAGATACTTGGTCTTGGTATAGTTAATAATAATGTAAATGTTGTTATTCAAAAGGATATACCATTATTTCCAGATATTGATGATATAAATAGAGAGACTGAATAATGTTTAAAAGAACAACCGCTATAAATAAAATATCAAAAATGAGGAAATTCTACCGAGTTATACAAGGTGGAACCTCAGCTGGTAAAACATATGCTATAATGGCCATACTAATTGATTACGCAATGAAGAATCCAAATAAGATAATCGATGTTGTATCAATGACTTATAAACATTTATCACAAGGTTCTATAATGGACTTTAAGAAGATAATGATGTCAACTAATAGATGGGTCGATAAGAATTGGCATAAAACTGAACATACATATAAATTTAGTAATGGGACAATTATAAGATTTCTATGGGTTGATGAAGGTGGAGCACGTGGACCAAGAAGAGATGTCTTATATTTAAATGAGGCAACACATTTTGACTTTGAGACATATGAACAATTATCTTCAAGAACCAGTAATTTTATTTATATAGATTACAATCCATCCAATAGATTTTGGGTTCATGATGAAATAATAGGTAGTGAGAATTGTGATTATTTATGTTTAAACTATAAAGATAATGAAGCTATACCAAGTAACGTATTTTTAGTTTTTGATGAATGGAGGAAGAAGGCATCAGAAGGTAGTAAATATTACCAGAATAAAGTAAGGGTTTATATTGATGGGGAAATAGGAAAGTTGGAAGGAGCCATCTACCAGAATTGGAGTTTAATAGATGATATCCCAGAGGATGCTGAATTACTTGGATATGGATTAGATTTTGGATTTACTAATGACCCATCAGCTTGTATAGCTGTTTATAAATGGAATGGTAAGATGATATTACATGAGTTATTATATAATGATATTACGCAATGATGAGCTTGCTGAGATTCTTTTACCAATAGTTGATAAGTATAAACCAATTTATTGTGATAGTTCAGATCCAAAGTCAATTACTGATTTATCCTATAAAGGATTAAGAACTTATAAAGCAACAAAAGGACCTGATAGTATATTACATGGAATAAGTGTTGTTCAACAATATGAATTATTAGTTACTAAATCATCTACTAATTTAATTGATGAGTTATATAAATACAAATGGTCTGAGAAGGAAGGTTCCCTAAGGAACCAACCAGTTGATAAAGATAACCATGCTTGTGATGCGTTTAGATATTTTTTCCAAACTCATATACGTGGTGGATTAGAAAGAGGTGGATTAAAGATAACAAGAGTATAAAAAATAAAAAAGTGAAAAAATATATATTATAATACATGGAGAAGATTAAAATAGTAGTTCCAACATCGTGGAACGAAGTATCAGTAGGAAAGTATACTGAACTTGAAAAGAAGAAATTAGAATTCCAATCACATAAAAAGAATATGATTTTTATGATTGATATGATTTCAGTATTATGTGATATGGATTTTGAAGATGTTGAGGTTATGGATATAAATGATTTTAATGAGGTTATATCAACTTTAACTATACTTATAAACTCACCTATCATTCCATCTGAGAAAACTCAAATAGTGATAGATGATGAGGTTTATCATTTAAAGTCAGACTTTGAGAATTCAGAGACATTATCAGAAACAATATTAAAGGAAAATATCCTACAAACTAAGAATAATTATTTAGATGTATTGGGTGATTTGTTATGTTTCTTTTTGAGAAAGAAAGATGATAATGGAGAGTTTGAAAAGATGAGAGTAACGTTTATTGATTCAAGAAAAGAAATGTTTTTAAAGAATGTATCTATTGCTGATGTAAATGATTTATTCGTTTTTTTTTCAAATGGAGGAGTGAAATCCCTAAGTCATTCCCCCAAATCTTCAAAGAAAACAAAGGGAAAAAAATTACAACAAACAGATACTCAAACTCCAAAACAGAAATAAATCCATATTATAGATGGCACGCATTCATAGATTCCCTAATAAAGGAAATGAATTGTACCCAAGCTGATTTAATGGAAAGAGGATATATTGATTTACTTATATGGAAATCATATTATATTGAAAGAGATGAGGTGATTGAGAATTTAAGAAAAAATAATAAATAAAAGTGGCTGGAACAAATACAACAACAATAAATCAAATAGTAACTCTATTCAGTTATTTTGCTCAGGCTCATCCATTAAAACCTGACTTTGGATTTGGTGAAGTATCTCAATTAGGAACATCCCGTCAGATGGGATTTCCCTATGTATGGATGTTTAGTGATACATCTAATGGTGTAACTAATGCTAATAATCAAACACCTATATTTAATTTAACATTCCTATTAGTTGATAAGATTAATATTCAGAATAATTATAATAATATAAATGGATCAGGTTCAAATAATGAACAGGAAGTTCTTTCTGATATGTATCAACTTGCTCAGGATTTAGTTACCTATATTCAAAAGGAATTAACAAGATATAAGATATCTTTAACTGAGGGTGGATTTACAACTCAAACATTGTATAGAGAGACTAATGATGTAGTATCAGGTTATCGTTTAGATTTAAGTATAAGAGTTCCATATACAAGTTGTTCTCAGAATTTACTTTCACTTATTCCAGACCCAGTTGATGTGTTTGTGAATGGTGTATTTAATCAGAGTATAAATGCTGGCGGAACATTATATGTTTATGGTTTAACGGGTGCTACTGGTTCACAAGGACCACAAGGATTAACAGGACCAGAAGGTCCAATCGGTGCAACAGGTGCTGGTATACAGGGACCAACAGGAAGTCAAGGACCAACTGGTGCTACCGGCCCTCAAGGAGCAACTGGTTCAACTGGACCAACTGGTGCTACCGGCCCTCAAGGTATTCAAGGTGCTACCGGAAGTCAAGGAATACAGGGACCAATCGGACCAACTGGTTCACCTGGAACTATTGGAGTAGATGGAGCTACTGGCCCTGCTGGAGCAACTGGAAGTGATGGAACTTTTAATGGAGATATCGCAACCTTCTCAACTATGTTTGCTACATCATCAACAATCAATTCACTATTAGTAAGTGGAAGTATGTCGAGTTGTGGTGGTATTTCAACATCAAGAATTTATACATGTGGTGGAACTGCCGCTATTTACATAAGTGATAATGGAAGGGTGGGGATAACCCAACCCGCTTACGCTGGTGTTTCTTTCTTAGTAAGAAGTTACTCAGGTGATGGAATTGGATTCTTAGTTGAGACAGGAGCTGTTTCACCTGCTGAGAGTATAATGCAAATAAGAGATTCAGGTTCAAACGTTAAATTTGATATATTAACTGGTGGTCAAACAAGAATAGTTAATAACTTAGGTCTTGGAAATTTCTGTACGACAGATGCTAAATTAAGGATTTACGATGATTCTAAGGACTCTAAATTGATTATTGATAGTTCTACCTCATCTTACGCCAAAACTCTTTCTTATAAGAGCTTAGACGTTAATAGATTCGAATTAACTATGAGTGGGTCAGATGAAGATTTATCACTTAAAAGATATAATGATTCTGGAACTCTAATTGAGAATGTTTTAAGAGCTGATAGATCAGATGGATATGTTTATTTCACAAGAGAGAAATGGAATATAGAACTTATGAATACAACTATATGGGACTTTTACGCACCATATGATTTAATTATTCACTCAGTTTCAAACGTTTTAAACTCACCAACAGTAACATTATTTGATGATGGAGCAACTTATTCACTTGGAGCAACAATATCAAGTGGTAGTAAAATAACAACAAGTGCTTCTACATATTCAGTAATAACTTTAAATGTGAGTAAATAACATAAAATCACTTTTATGATTTAATACACCAAAAGTGATTATTTTTCATTTTAGAAAAATAATATATAAAGAAAAAATAAAAGATTAATGAATAATTATTATATAAAAGCTGGAGTTAATTATGAGGTCAATGTAATTGAATATACAACTATTGGAACATGGACATACTCAAAACCAAACAACCTTTCACACATTGAAGTAATCTGTATAGGTGGTGGAGGTGGTGCTTCTTCTGGAGCTAGAAGAGCAGCTCCTAATGCTGCTGCAGGTGGTGGTGGAGGAGCTGCTGGTGATTTAACTCGTTCAGTTTTTCATAATGATGAAATAACCTCTGATGTTGTGGTAGTAGTTCCTGATGGAGGTGAAGGTGGAGTAGGTAATACAGCAGACACAACAGGACAAAAAGGTGGATACAAAGGTGGTTCAGCTTCTTTTGGAACATACATATGGGCTGCTGGTGGAAATGGTGGAGTTACTAATAGTAATGCTACTGGAACAGTAAATGCTAGAACACTTAATAAACCATTTACAAGTAATAAAACAGTATTAGGTGGAGCTGGTGGGGCTGGTGGTTCAACATCAGTAGGAACAACCGGACCTGTTATGACAACAAACTCATCTCAATTAAATTTTGGAGGAGGTGGAGGTGGAGCTATATCCGCTGCAACACCTGGAGTTCCTGGAAATGGTGGAGCCGGTTCAAGAATATACAATGAGTCAAACGTTTTAAGTAATGTTTTAGCTGGTGGTATAGGTATAGGAATTAACTCAAAAAATGGAATAATGGGTAGTCAAAGTTATGCTAAACAAATACAGATGACATCAAATACTATTCTACATACAATAGGATTAGGACCTGGTGGTTCAGGTGGTGGAGCTGGTGTGACAATGAGTGCTGGTAATGGTGGAACTGGATCCAACTATGGTGGAGGCGGTGGAGGCGGTGGAGCTTCCAGAAATGGTTTCTTATCAGGTGCTGGTGGAAATGGTGGACAGGGTGCTGTTGTAATATATGAATGGTTAATTATATGAGTGATGAGTTAAATAATATTATACATGACCCTGAAATGGTTAAAGCTATGGATGACTATGGTCGTAAATTTGTTGCTTACCTAACTCAGAATTTAATTAAAATGGATAAAGTTGCCTCTGGAAGATTAATAAATTCATTAGATTATAGATTAAGAAAAGTGATTGATAAACTCGTTATAGAGTTAGAGTCAGAAGATTATTTAAAAGAAGTAGATGAGGGTCAGAAACCTGGAGCTTTTGGATTTACTCAAAAGAATAGATGGAAGATAATGACTTGGATGCAACAAAAGGGTATAGGAGATAGTAAAAGTAAATGGCCTATATCATATACCATTACAAAGAATATATGGCAGTTTGGGGTGAAACCCACAAACGTAATTGATAAAACATTAAAACAAATTGAGATGGATGCTTCACTTTATGGTGATTTAGAGAACTCATCATTAAATGCTATATCAAAAGCCTTAGACAAAGTAATGATTGAATTAACAAATAACAATTCAGGTAACTTAAAAATAACATATAAATAATGAATTTAGATTTTCAACCCGCAACATATTCAGCAGCATACTCAGCTATACCAATAAAAGTATCATCAACATCATTAGATACATCAGAAGACTTTAACTATTTAATTAAGATTATATATGATGAAAGAACCGTTACTGATGTAGTGACATATGCCCTTAGTGGTAATATTTATTCAAAGGTTACAGTTTCAGCTACTCACTCATACGTAGTGGGTGATTCACTTATATTAGATGACTCTTATAATAGTGATGCTTATACAGGAATTTATATAATTAAAAAGATTCTAAACTCAACTCAATTTGTAATTGATTTAACATTAGGAGCTGCCTTTGGATCAAATGATTCAAGGATATATAAGTTTATTCCATATAAGTGGGTTATTGATGAGAATGGGGATGGTAAGGGTCTTCTTAATAATGTTTTAAAAGATAAGGTTAGACATACCTTACAAGACGTTAATGAGATATATTCTGCTACCCCATCAAAATTTGAATATAAACTTATGATAGGTGAAGAATATGAATACTCATTTGAATTTACTGATAATGGTTCATTCTATGGTTCTTATGGTTATGGACTTCCAGGTTGTGTTTCATTTTATAATCCAGGACTTACTTCAACAGATGGTATTCCATTTCAAGTTGGTGATGAGGTTTTAGTTGAACAAGAATTATTCGAATGGCCTTATTATGACAATGCTTTCTCAGGAGGTAATGTTGAGTTTGTTTCAAACAATATTCATAGTTTCTTAGCTGGTCAACAGATAACTGTAACTGGACAAGTATCACAACCATCATGGAATGGTCCACAAGTTGTGAAAGCTGTTACTGGAACTGGTTCACTTACAATATTTAAAGCACATACTTCCACCCCTACTGAGGGTGGAATAATCACAGGAGTTCCAAGACCTACTTATAATAAGGTTTGTAATATAACTGATATTAATTATTCAGGAGCAACTTATGGTGTTGTTATATCAGTTAATGTTGGATTTGCGGGAGCTTCTCAACCAATTGGAGGAACTATTAAATATGTTAATAAACTAACAAGAGATATTAATAACATAGTTTCATCTAAACCATATTGGGCATTTGATGCTGGACTTAAAAAGTTAAATTATAATTTTAATGGATATGATAAATATGTAATTCAATCAAGGTCATCTTCACTAAATAACTTATCAACTATATTAAATGGAGCTGTTTTAGGTATAGGAGCAACAAGATATAGAGTTGAGGATTCAAGTAAGTTTTGGATACTTGCTCATGTATATAATACTACTTATGCTTACTTCCCAATTTATAGATTCTATGATTCAACTGATACTGAAATATCCGCAATGGGTATGACTAACTCATCAGGTAATTTACAGGATTATTATATACCAGGTGGATTAAATCAAATAAACGCTTCTACGAACTTATATTTAATTTCTGGAGCTACATTATCAACTGTGTTAGATCAGGTTGATAATTACACTATATCAGCTTCTACAAGGACAAGAGCAATTCGTTTTCAATTAAATAGAGATTGTTCTAATTATGACTTATATCATGTTCTTTGGAAAGATAGACTTGGAAGTTTAATTACTTATCCATTTAAATATATATCTACAAAAGGAACTGAGGTTGAGAATAAAACATTTTATAATGAAGAGGAGAAATGGACTGATACAACATTTGGATATGATACTTTTGGAACAGGTGAACAACAATACTATTCAAGAAATAGACAACGTGTTACAATAAACTCTGGATGGTTAGACCCATTTGAGAATGATTTAATTCAAGATATGTTAGAATCAACTCAACATTATATACAACATCCAGATGGAACATTGGAGGCTGCTTTACTTATCGAAAAAGAAATATCATATGGGTCAAGAGATAAAGATAGAGTATGGCAATATCAATTTACATTTAAAATGTCAAGAAACGAAACAAGATTTTAACTATGAACGACTTTAAAATAATATGGGGTGGAATTCAATTAGAGACCAATCCAGACATATCAATAACAATTAACTATAATCTAATGGACTTATTCGACCCTGGTTCAAGGGATACGAACAAGACATATACAATTGTTTTACCTGGAACGAAACATAACTTAGATACATTAAGTCATCCAAACATTCCAAGTGTCTCTGGAAAGAATTTCCTACAAGCAACACCTGCTCAAATATTAATTGGTTCTCAGCCTATTCTTGTTGGTAATGGTAAGGTAGAAAAGATTATTAATAACATTGATGAATCTGAAATTGAAATATCTATATGTGGAAATATTGAAACTATGTTTGATATAATGTCAGATGGTCAGTTAAATCAATTAAATTTTAGTGAGTATGACCACATTAGAAGTAGGTCAAATATTATTAATTCACAAACTAATATTATACATATAAATGGAACTCAAACCGAAGTTCCAAAAGGAATAGGATATACTTATCCTTATATTATTTATGGTGATTCAACAGAGGTGTTTGCTAAACATAATATAAGTGAATTCTATCCTGCTTTTTATATTAAAACTATTTGGGATAAGTTAATTAATTATTGTGGAAAAACATATACAGGTAGATTTCTAAATACTAATTACTTTTCTAAATTATTATACCCATATCAAGGAGGGAAGATTCAGAAATCGGAAGAAACAATTACTGAACAATCAACTTTAATTGGAGTTGATGCGGCTCAAACTTATCAACCAGTATCGCCTTATATGACAAGGTTAAGTAGTTCATGGTGGAAGAATTACAATGATTCAGATGGTAGATTAGGATGGCCACTTCCTCTCAATAGAGAGTCAGGAACTGTTGATGATTCATCTGGTGAGATAACATTTAAAGATGATTTAGGAACTTGGAATAGTACAAATACTGGTTTGAATATAGGTAAATATACTTGTGAAGTTACTGGTTATTATGATATTGAATTTGATGGTAAGTTAATTGCTGAATATTATGATATTGATGGATTAAATATTGGTGGATGGACAGGTAATGGAACTTTCAACTATATGTATCATTTATTTAAAAATGGGTCTATAATTGATTCAAGTTCATCTATTCCAATGACATTCCAACCATCTGATACTGGAACCCACTCATCTCCTTGGTATGATATAAATCAACCACTTGCTTTTGATTTATCAGCAACTAATATTCTTTTAGAAGAGGGTGATGTTATTTCAGTTGGATTTGGAGTTCAATATCCACAAACTGGAACAAGTTGGGTAGGTGATGATAATAGAGTTTTACTTAGAATGAATTTAAAACAATCATTAGACGGGTCATTCACTAAGTTTTCTGTTGTTCCTGCGGACAACAGTGATATGGGAAACACAGAGATATCAATGAATACAATGCTTCCTGAAATGAAGATGAAAGATTTCTTCATGGGAATAGTTAATATGTTTAACTTAGTTATAGTTGATGACCCAAATGATAAGAATAATTTAATTATTGAGACATATGATGACTATTTTGCTTCTAAGAAAAAGATTGTAAATGTTGGAACTGGAATTGATGATTGGGAAATTGATGAGACTAATGTTGAGATTATTCCAATGTCAGACCTTGATTTTAAGACATACAAATTCACTTATCAAGAGGATGATTGTATGTATAATAAAGATTATCAAGAAAGATTTAAAAGAGTATATGGAGATAAGATATTAAATATAGACAACGACTTTTCAACTAATGAAGATAAGATTGAATTACAATTTGCTTCAACACCAGTTGCTACTAAGTTTATTAATGATAGAGTTGCCCCATTCTTCGCTGAGGTTGATGGTGATTCATTTAAATCCAAGAAGGTTAAACCAAGAATTCTATTTGATGGGGGTCTTGAAGATACTGCTGGATTTAGATTACAAGATTATGAGGGAGGACCTTATACTGATTTAACTGACTACTTATTCTGCTCAATGTGGGATGATAGATTCAATCCATCATATGACCTTTCATTTGATTATCCTAAAACTTTATATTTTGATTCAACTCAAATGCCAACTAATAATTTATATAATAAATTTCATAGAAGTAGACTTGGAAATATAATTGATAAAGACGCAAGAATACTTAGAGGGTATTTTAAACTAAGACCATCTGATATTGCTCAATTTGATTTTAGAGATATAATAAGATATGATAATATATATTGGAGAGTAAATAAGATAGAAGGATATGACCCAGTGGGAATAGACTCACTTACGAAAGTTGAGTTAATTAAGATATCTAATATTGCTTCCTATGATGGAGAAGCCGTTGAAATTCCAACATCAAATAGACATTGCCCATTAGATGTTGTTGGTAAGTTTTCTGATAAAGGAAATTACTATGTCTCATTATCAGGTCAAATAATAACAGAAGATTGTTGTAGGTCACTTGGTGGATATTTATCAGATGGAGTATGTATGGTTAGAGATAACTCAAAACCTACTTTCCCTTCCGAGACAGGAGTTTCTTCACCAATTGATACATTAGGTTCACTACCTGTTTCTGATCCAACTGGACCAACTGTATATAGGTCAAATGGAAATACATCTAATAATGCTAATACTAAATTCCAAGGAACTAATAACTATGGACCAAAAGCAGCAACTGGACAAGTATCTATTATAGGTGATAATAACTCATTCGGTTTAAGTGCTTCTAATACATTAATTATTGGAGATGGTATATTTGGTAATGAACCTGATACTATTTACTTAGGAGATATTAAAATCAATTCTGATGGTATAAATAACATTGGTTTAGTTATAATTGATGGAGGAGTTGATGAGGTAATGAATATTGATAAGACTAATCTAATTGATATTGTTGATGGTGGTATTGATGCTGTTAGGAATTTAGGTGGTGATTCTAAACAAAGACCTATAATTGATGGTAATGATTATGACCCAAGTGGTTTATAAAAAAATTAAAAATGGAAAAAATATATATTATAATATATCACTAAATAAAACAAATCCAATATGAAGACTGAATATTCAAGACTTAGAGTTAAAAGAAGTAACTCACCTGTTGCCCCAACAATGGCAACATCATCCTTAACACCAACAATGGATTGGTTAACAACTGACATTATGGTTGGTGAGATATTCCTAAGTTCAACTGGAACTGTAAGTATTGGAACTGAAGCTGGTATTAAAGAGTTAGCTCTTGGTGGTTCTGCTTCTGTTAATCCAACATTAGAAGAAGTTTTATCGGCTGGAAATACTATGGGTGTTACTCAATCAATTTATGGTGATAGAGTTAATATTCAGTCAGGAAATGAGGGAATTCAGATTAATTGTAGTAATATAATAACTGGTGTATATAATGATAGGTTAGAAATTATTAATTCTGATTCAACTTCAATATCAAATGTTGGAGTATTTAATGGATTTACATTTTCAGATACAGGAGCTGTTATAAAAAATGACTTATTCTCAGTAATTAATAATGTGATTTATTTTTCATCATTGAATACAAGTTATGGTGAATATACTAATTTGAGTCAGTGTTCAATTGTTGATGATAATAACTCAATTATTAATAATTTATTAAAGTGTTCATTAAAAAACACAACATCAATAGTTGCTACAAACTCAAGTTATTCATCTGCTGAGAATTCAATAAATTCATATCTAAATGGATCTAATAGTTCATCAATCAATAATTCAAATTCAGTGGGTATAACTAACTCAATTTATTCATCTATTAATAATTCAAGGATTTCAACTGGATTTATTTATTTAGATAATGTAGATCAATCATCAATTGATAATTCATGGGTATTAGGAACATCTTCTATATTTATAACATTATCCAATAATTCATCTATTAGGAATTCATCTGGTAATAACCTCGCTTCAATATATTTAAATAATTCGGATAGGTCATCTATTGAAAATTCAGAAATTTACCCATTTGGTTCATCTAAAGATATTTATATGACTGTATCAAATAATTCTTCAATTAAAAACTCACTTTCTTATAATACTGATTTATTTATATCAAATGGTGACTTTTGTTCAATTAATAATTCTGAAGATGTTTGGATTGAAAACACTGATAAATCATCAATTGATAACTCATATAATGGTGTGTATATAGGTGATTCACTTAGAACATCAATTAGAAATTCAGAGAGTTCATTCATAACAGCTTCATTTAGATCAGAGGTTGCCAGTACAATAGCCAGTTCTATATCAAACTCGGTTGACTCACTTATATTAGGTGGGGACCACCATACCCTGGATGGTTTGACCAACTCGGTTATTATTGGAGGTTCAGGGATTACGGCTGATTATAATGATACTACTTTCGTTCAACATTTAGTAATAAGACCGGTTCAAGCGCCAACTGCATCAGCTGATACATTTGGATCAAGTAAAGGTGACATAACATGGGATGCTAACTACATATATGTTAAGACTAATAGTGGTTGGAAGAGAGCAACATTAAACACGTTCTAATAAAACAAATTTTAAATAAATATAAATAGATGGCTAAGAATTTAGATATTATAGTAGATGTAAAGAGTACCAATAATCTCAAGGAGATGAAGAAGGAACTTAAGGACCTTAAATCTGAGATGCTTGGATTAAAAGAAGGTTCTGCTGAGTTCCAAAGAGCACAAGCAAGAGCTGGTGAACTTCAAGATACTATTGGTGATTTGAATGATAGAGTTAAAGTATTTGCTTCTGACACTAAGAAATTAGATGCTGTTGTTGGTGTTACTAAGAATATTGCCGCTGGATTTCAAATTGCAACAGGAGCAGCTGCTTTACTGGGTGGTGAATCTAAACAATTAGAACAAGCAATGCAGAAGATTGTTATTGTTCAAGGAATGTTAAATGCTGTAAATGAAATTTCTAATTATATAAAGGGCCAAGGAATTGTTCAGGATAAGATTAGATTAGCAATAACAAATCTACAAACCCAAGCTACTATAAACCAAACAGCAACTCAGAAGGCACTTAATTTAGTCATGAAGGCTAATCCAGTCTTCATATTAATTGGGGCATTTGTTGCCCTTACAGGAGCATATCTTGCTTTCTCAAAAGGTTCATCAGCTGCTGAACGTGCTCAGGTTAAATTAAATGAGGCAATGGTTGAGGGAGATAATGCTGCTGCTAAAGAGGAAGCTTCTTTAAAGATTCTTGTAATGACAATTAATTCTAATGTATCTAGCTTAGCTGATAAGAAAGATGCTATTAAACAATTAAATGAAATAGCCCCAGAATATTTAGGAAATATAACATTAGAGAATATTGGTACAAGAGAATCAATTAGTGCTATCCAAGATTATATTAAAATGGTTAGAACTAAGGCAGAGATTCAAGCCTTAGAAGCTCAGTTACAAGAATCAATTAGTGCTAGGCTTACTCTAATGAGACATAAAGAAGCTGGTACATTAGAAGATTTAGGATTTAAAGAATTAATCAGACTGGGAACACTAGCTGAGGAGGAGAATCAAATCTTATCAATGATACAAACTCGTCAGATGAATATTGATTCTATCTCCAGAGAATCTGAGATGACGGCTAAAGGTAGGGACAAAGACAGGGAAGATAGAAAAGAAGCTCATGACGAAAAGGTTGAAGAGTATAAATATGAGATATCAGCTGCTGACCAAGCTAGATTAGACCTTGCTGAAATTGAAGTATTAAAAGCTAAGACTGTTGAAGAGAGAGCTATTGCTGAGACTAATTTATTAAAATTACAACATGAAATTCAAATAAAAGATAAGTCATTAACTAATAGTAAAATATTGTTAATGGAGACTGAATTAGAGTTAAAAATTTTAGAATTGAGAAAGAGTTATATGACTGCTGAAGAGCAAGCAATATGGGCTGAATTAGATTTTAAAAGAAGAACATATGTTGCTGATTATGAATTTCAGAAAAATCTTGAAGAGCAGAAGAAAAAAGATGATGAGGAAAATAGGAAAAAAAGAGAGGAAAATAGGAAAAAAGAATCTGAAGAGGCTGAACAAGATTATGAAGATTGGAAGAAAGAACAAAAAGAAATACAAGAAAAAAAGAAGTTTATTGCTGATCAATCTATTATACTTGCTCAAGCTACATCAGATACAATATCTGAAATAATGAAAAGGTCAAATGAAAGAGAACTACAAGAAATAAAAGATTACGAAAGTAGTCAAAGTGAAGTTCTTAAATCACAACTTGCCAATAGAGAAATTACCCAAAAGGAGTATGATAACTCTATGGAGGAAATGAATCAACAAGTTAGGATGAAAGAACTTCAAGAGAAGAGGAAGGCGTTTAGACAACAAAAAGCCATGACACTTGCTGATATAGCTATTAAACTAGCAGCAACAATAATGGGTATACAAATGAATGCTGCTGCTAACCCAACCAATGCTGTAACATTTGGAGCTGCTGGTATATCACAAGCTGCAATTCTTTCAGCAGTAGCAATTGCTACTGCTGGTGTTCAAGCTGGCTTGGTTGCTTCTCAAAAGTTTACGGCAGCAAGAGGTGGTATAGTTCCAGGGTCAGGACCATCAAATATTGATAGTGTTCCATCATTACTTGCACCCGGAGAAGCAGTAATAAATGCTAATTCAACTAAGATGTTTGGAAGTTTACTATCACAAATAAATGAAATGGGTGGAGGTATATCACTTACACCTGACGTTGGAGTTTCTAACTCAAGTATATATAGGTCAAATGGACCTCAAGTAGTTGAAGCTTTTATGGTTGAAAAGAATGCAACTGAGTTACAAAGACAAGTTGCTAGATATAAAAATAGAGGAAAAATAAAATAAAGATATGGATTTTAATAAAGGATTGCCAATAATAATGCTTGATGTAGATATGAAGGATATGTATTCCGGTATGGAAGCAATATCATTTGTTGATGCACCAGCAACTGAACTAAACTGGAATAAGTTCTCAAATGATATTCCACATATGTTTAAAAAGGATGAATATAAAAGATGTGTAACTGGACCAATCATGGTTGCTGATACACCTATTTATAGATATAGTAAAGCCATTGGTGATTACTATTGTAAATTCACTTCACAAACTATATTCAACATGATGATTAAATACTTCACAGAAGGAAAACAAAATAGGGTCAATGAGATGCATACATCGAATAGACCAGTAGATAATGTATATCTAGTTGAACATTACTTTGTTGGTGATAGAGTTAAATCAGAACTATATGATGTTAAACCAGGTTCCTCTGTGGGAACCTTTTATATCAAAGATGAGAAGTATTGGAATGAATATATTATGACTGATAAGTTTAAAGGATTTTCATTAGAGGGATTTTTCAATGAACAAATTGAAAATATGGCTACTAAGAAGATATATGAAAAGATGAAATCAGAAGTGTTGAATGATAGGGAGTTAGAGGAATTTATTAAGTTTAGAATTAATAAAATATTAGATTCTAATGAACCAGATTTCGTTAAAGAGAGTCAAATTAAATCACTTGTTAATCTTCACTCATAATAATATTCAGCAAATTAAGTAAAAATATATATTAATATATAAGGAGTGATTATTGAGCCTTAATTCTAAATAAAAAATCAAAAAATAAAATGAGTTTACTAAGTATAATAAAAGACTATATTAATAAAAGTGAGTCAACTGAGCAAACATTCGCTGATTATAAATCGGATAAAGGAGTTATTCTAAGAGCTGAATCACTTGAAGTAGGTAAATCAGTAACAGCTATTGAACAAGATGGTGAAGTAAAACCAGAAGATGGTACATACACTATCACTGAACAAAATATGAAAATCGTTATTGTAGACGGATTAATTGAAACTGTTGAGGTTATTGAATCAGAAACTGAAGATGTAGTTGTAGAAGCTTCTGAAGAAGGAACTGAAACACCCACTAACCCAATCATGAAATTTATGGATTTAGTGTCTAAGGCTGGAGTTAATATCCAGGTTGAAACATCTGTTGAAGGTGTATTATCTATTGGAGATAAAGTAACATCTGAAGGAGCTGACTTAACTGATGGTTTTTATGATATGGAAGATGGATCAGCAATCATTGTTAGTGGTTCTAAAATATCTGGAATCCTTTCTAAAGAAGCTGTTGATTCTATAATGGGAGCACCTTCAGAGGAAGTTGTTGTTGAAGCAAAATCAAATGAATTCTCACAAGAAGGACCATCAGCTTATATTGAACTTCCTACAGGAGTTCATACAATAGGTGATAAAGTATATACGGTAATTGAACAAATTGAAAATAAAGGAACTGATAACGAATATACACATAATGTTATATTATCAATCGTTCCATTGTCTTTAGAACAAAACTCTAACCAGTTCTCAAAAGAAGATAATAAGATTGTTGAACTTGAGAAAAAACTAAAGGACATTGAAGAGAAATTTAATAAAGCTTCCGTAAGTGGACTTGATTTAAGAGTTGACATCTCAAAAGCTGTAAATGAAAAACCAAATAAAACTAAGGGAACTCTTAGTTCTCAAATGGGATATTAAAAAATAAAAAAAACTAAAATGAATTTAATTAAAAAATTAAAATCTGAGGCTATGTTTATGAAACAGATGGCTGAAGGATATGTTAGTGATAAACAAAAAGAGGAGTTCTCTTTAGTAGTTTCATCTCTAGAAGATTATAAATATAAATCTGGAGAACTTATCACATCAATGCTAGAATCAACAGATGTACTTTCTGGTATTCAATGGAGAACTGGATATGCTGGTGATACAACTATCCAACTTAATTTAATGTCTAATGATATTAGATTATCAAACACTGCATGTGAAGTAGGTGGAACTGGTTCTGCTACTATAGCACCTAGAACAGTTGTTATGAAAAACATCTCAGATAGACTTTCTATTTGTCTACAAGATTTAGATCAAAAACTACCTATGTTAAACTCACCAGGTGCTAATCACCAAGACTTAACATTTGGAACAGCTCTAATTGATAACAGACTTAAAGAACTTGCTAAGGTTAACCAACAATTGTTATTTCAAGGAAATACATCAACTGGTGTAGGAAACCTAGGAAAAGCTCAAGGTCTTTTACAAATAGCTGCTGCTGAGACTGGTTCTCTAGCTGGTTATTTAACAGCTTCAACATCATGGACAGCTTCAACAGCTAGAATTGATTTGATTATAGCTGAGGCTTCTGAGACAATGCAAGAAGCAATGGATACTACTATATATCTATCAGTTGCTAACTTTAACCTAGTTAGACAAGGGGTACTTGCTCTATATCCATATATGATGGGTGGAACTGGTGTTTACTTAAATGGTGCTTATTCTGATCAAATTGATAAGAATGCATTTGTATACCCAGGAACAAATTTCATAATCAAAGGAACAAATGGTATGTACGCTTCTAACGATGCTATCATGTTACCATATTCTGAGATTTATGGATTTACTAATGTTGAATCTGATATGTCAGGTGTTGATGCATTCTATGATAAAGTATCTAAATCTTTCATTGTTGATACTGTTTACTCACTAGGATTCCAATATTCTAATCCAGGAAACGTTGTATACTTTAAAAAGATATAATTAATTGGTGAAGGAGGGTGGTCATAAGACCCCCTCTTTAATCACCAAAAATAAAAATAATAAAAATAAAAAATGGCAACAAATTGCGGATCAATTACAGCTGGTTTAACAAGACCATGTATAACATCTGGTGGTGTGGCAGATACAATTTACTTATCTACTCATACTGATGCTGCTGTATGGACTTCCTCTACTCAATCATTGATAATCGGAGCTACAGCTACTAATACTTTTTATTCATTTTCAACAGATATAGAACAACTTTCAGTGGAAGCACCAGTTGAAATTTCAAGAGAAAATGGTACAATTAGATATCAAACCAATGTTAATATTAAATATAATAACTGGGACAATGATGCTAGAAACGCATTTGAAGAATTAGTATCTTCTTATACAACAGCTATCATTCCTCTTAACAACGGAGAAACACTTTTACTAGGTAGAATTATACCAGGTAGAGCTTCTGAGGCAAATATATCATCAGGTACTTTACTTTCTGATATGTCAGGATTTACAGTTACTCTAAGTTTTATTTCAACAGAACCAGTTTACTTATGTGATTGGGCACTATTGGAAGGTGACTTGACTATTGTATAATATTCCATAGTTATAATAAATTAAGAATACCTGGGTTATTTAATTCAGGTATTTTTTTTAAAAAAATTAAATTAAAATGATAGTTCTAAAAGAAAGATTTAAAAATACTTGGATGTTAAAAGGAAATAGTAAAATATTCCTACATGATAAAATGGATCAAGTATACCTTGATAAATTTCATTCAAGATATAATGGATGGTTCACTGAATCAATTGAAGTTATTAAAGAAGAAGAAAAGATAGTTAAAACAAAATCTAAAAAAGATGATTCAGATTATAAGGGGACAGACTAATAGTTGTATATTCACTTTAAATGAACTCACTACATCTGCTAGTGCTAGTTATTTTATTGAAGTATATGATAAACAAATTAGAAATACTAAACTAATGTGGCTTAATGATGATGTATCACCAAATCCATTTAGATATAACGAGTATATAATAGAAGAGACAACATCTGAAGATTTAACTGATCAGAAGATAACTCTACCTATTTCTAATTATGATTATTATGTATGGCAGACTATTAGTGCAACTCTTAGTAAAGACTACGCAGTTAATATAATTGAAAGTGGTATGATTAGAGTAACTGGAACATCAAGTGTAAATGTATACTATGCTGGTTCAGATATAAATATTTATTAACAAATGGAGAATATGGAAGAAAATAATGGAATTGAAAAACGTGGAACTAAAATGTCAGTTCACTCGTTTGGAGAAATTCGTTTAGAGAATTGTATTAGTTTTAATGGAAATAGAGGAATAGTTGAGTGGGGTGAATATAATAAATATCCACAATTCTTACTTGACCTTTATAATAAAAATGGTTCAGTTGAACATAAGGCTATAATTGATAGAAAAGTTCGTTTAACTACTGGTAATGGATTTGTGGAAATTACTGATACTAAGATATCAGAGTTTGCTAGAAAACAAAAATTAGATGTTGAGATTGAGAAATGTGATATTGATTTAGAGATATTCAATGGATTCTGTATTGAAATCATTAAGAATAATGCTCTTGAAGTTATATCACTTAAACATGTTCCTATTCATAAAGTAAGATTTGGTATTAAAACTGATAAACTTCCTGATGAACACTTCTGGGTTTCTAATGATTGGAATATGTATTATACTTCAAGGAAGAAGGATTTATATAAACCTCAATATATTAAAAGATATACTAAGGAAACGAAAGAGGAACCAGGGAGGTTCCTATACTATGTAACAATGTATAATCCAGGTGATGATGGGTATTATCCAATACCTTACTATACAACTGGTATACCTGATATAATGACGGATTTCAATACATCTGAATTTCATTTAAATGAACAGATTGGTGGATACTTTCCTAATGTTGTTTTTACATTTAAAAGACCTCAATCAGATAGTGAGAAGTCTAACTTCCTTAGACAATTTTCAAATGAGTTTAAAGGAACTTCTTCAAGAGGTAAATTAATTATTTTAGAAGCTCCACACCCAGATGATATTCCAGAGTTTAAAACAATTGAACCAACTACAACTGATAGTAAATTCTTACCAGGTTCTCAAAGAACATCTGAGAAGATTATAAGAGCTCATGGAATTCCTGCTCAATTATTACTATTATATGCTGGTCAATTAGGTTCAACTGAGGACAGAGCAGAACTTATGAAAGAGTTTCAACAATCTTATATATCTAAACGTCAGATAGTATTAGAAGATGCTTTAAATGATATTCTAAATACTGAGCAGTTTAAATTCAAGACATATATTCAAGATGATGTAAATGGAGCTGTTGCTGTTGAAGGTGAAGTGGTTAATGGAGAATTACCTAAACCAGTTGATCCAAATGATATTAACTTTCAAAAGATGAATCAGAAGGATATCAATAAGATATTCAATATTGCTAATAAGTATAATGCTGGTAAGATTACATATCAACAAGCTATTATAGTATTAGGTAAATTTGGTATATCAGAAGAACAAGCTGATAAATTCATACATTCATATGATGATAATATTGAAGATGAAATATAAAAATAAAATAACAAAATGAATATAGTATATTTCTTGAAGGTTGATGAGTTAAACTTATATGTTTCTGTTGAAGAGAATATAGACTCTAAAAAGATATTACCTTCGATATTAGAGACTCAAAATACCTATCTGGTAGAAACATTAGGGTCAGACTTTTTTAATCATTTAGAGGACCAGTGGATTGGTTCTACGATGTCAACAGATGAGCAGTACTTACTTGATAAGTATATTAAACCAATGGTAGCTTTTTATACTGCTTATAGACTATATGATGATTTAAACTATAAAGCTACAAATAAATCAATTACAAAAGAATCATCTCAATTTGGACAACCATCTGACTTCAGAGAGATTACATATCTTAAGAATAAGTATTTAACATCTGCTGTTCAAAAGAATAATCTACTACATAAATACCTATGTGATAATAGTAATCTTTTCCCTTTGTGGGAAAATCCTACATCAACTGAGGTTCAACCAAGGTCATGGAAGGGTTATGATAATGGAGTATACTTTGGAAGTGTTCCATGTAGAAATGATTTAAGAAAATATTTTTAATAGACATGGAGACTTCTAATAATGTTTATTATGTTTATGCTCATATGAAGATAAGTGATGGCTCACCATTTTATATTGGTAAGGGTAAAGGTTATAGGGCATTTTCTAAATATAGATCAATTTGGTGGAAAAAGACAGCCTCTAAAAATGGATTTGATGTTTTATTTTTAGAAAAGAATCTAAGTGAAAAAGACGCATTAGATAGAGAAGTATATTGGATTAATAAAATCGGTAGAATTACAGATGGTGGTACATTAGTAAATATGACAGATGGTGGAGAATCTCTAGCAGGTAAAAAAAATCCTATGTATGGTAAGAAACACACTAAAAATTCAAAGGATAAAATATCGGCTACTAGAAAAAGGTTAGGGTTGAGTCCATGGAATAAAGGTAAGAAAATAGACAATAGAAGAACTGGATTAATACAACCAAATTCAATGATAGAAAAAACTGGTCATTTAGTATTGAATTTAGAAACTGGTATTTTTTATTCATCAGTTGGTGAAGCTTCTACTTATGGTTCTATATATAATAGAAGAAGTTTATTAAGAATGTTAAATGGTGAACGTAGGAATAAAACTAATTTTATAAAAATAAATACATAGATGGAACAATTATTAATCGAGCTTTCAAGATTAGGCCCTGTAGTTACTATTTTAGTGGTTGCTATAATCTATTTCTTAAGAAAAGAAAAAGGATATAAGTTAGAGATAACTGAACTTAACAAAGAGATTAAGGATAATGAGAAAGAATCATTACTTCTTATTAATAGACTTGCTAATACTCTTGATAAATTATCAACCAATAAAGAAGATGTTGTTAAGGAGATAGCTTCTCTAAAAGAGTTTATAACACTTAAACTAGAAAAATTAAAGGATTAATTATGAAGAAAAGAAAGTCAAACAAAGTCTTGAAGGCTGCTAAACAAAGACTAGAAGAAAAGATTGATCTAATTCTTTGTGATGATAAGGTGTGTATTACTATACCTATAAAAACTCAAATGGTGTGATAAATTAATACCACACCATTTGAGACATTTGACAAAAAAGAAATTCTTAATCAGGGCAACCCTTTTGTTCCATTTTTTGGAGTATATCATTTTTACTATTAACAGCATTATCCATTTCAGTTTGATATGGTTCTTTTAGATACCAATTACCTTGTGGGTCATAACCTTTAGTAGTATCAATATACTCATAAGTTGCATATGGTCCAGTATAAACTGTCCATAGACTATCTATTTTATATTCATATTTATGAAGTTCTGTTTTAAGTTCTTCACAATCCATTCCAATTAATACTGGTTTATCATCTTCTTTATTACATGATACAAATCCAATTGGTAATAAAGCAATCATTAATAGTTTTTTCATAGTTTTCTTTTTTTGTTTTTATATTTATTTATATTTAAAATTTTTAATTTGTTTTAAGTTCAACTCTAAATGGACCAATTCTTTCAACAACATCATCGACCTTTATATCTTTCTTATAAACGTCGATAAACCATCCACCAATAAGATTATCCCAATGAAAGATTAAAACGTCTGTATCCTTCTTAAAATGTCTTCTATTACGTTTATAAGATTCATATCCACGACATACAATTATATCATAAGGTAAATCTTTATTCAT